GGACCATCTTCTTACCGTAGCGGGTCATCACGCCCTTACGTGGCGTGAAGTCCTCGGGCGCGAAGATTGTTGGTGTCACGATGAGTGGAACGTATGGTGCGTATACGTAGCCTGTCTCGAGGTAGCTACCACCCTTGTAGCCGACGAGGATCTTGTTACGTGGGAAGTAAGGATCCTTGTAGACTGTGAAGCGGTTGCTGATTGTGCCGATTGCCTCTGCACCGATTGTGAATGGTGAACCGACCTGACCCTCGCCATCGATCGAGTACTTGGGCTTGTAGAGGACCGAGCTCTCGAGGACTGTAGCAACGTCTGGGCTTGTGACCATGAAGTTGGCCGAGCCGCGGAGCGTCTTGCGATGAATTGTGTTGGCAACGTCGATGACTGTCTCGACGAGTGTCTCGTACCACTCGCGGACCGTACCAGTGAATTGTGGTCCGATAGAGAGGCTTGAGGCGAGAGTGACAGGTGAACCTGTTGTCTTGTTGACGAAGCGACCTGGTGCACGGCTCCAGTAGTAGTTGGCGCCGTTGGCCTGTGTGACGAGGTCGTTGAGGATCTCACGGTCAATCTCAAGAGCGATCTGCTCAGAGAGGATCGAGGTGAGCTCAACCTCAGCGTCCATGCTGTGGTAAGCGTTGAGGTCCTGTGCGAGCTCTGGTGACCAGCGAGCGCGGAGCTTGCGGGTTGTTGCCGTGATTGCGATCGATTCAATCTTGATGTCGATCTCAGGGATTGCGGGTTGTGGGCTCGTTCCAAAATCAGATTCGAATGATGGAACAGTGAGCGTTGCACCAGTGTCTCCTTGGACTGTGAGACCAGCCTTGAGAGCGAATGAGAAGCGACCGTTTGATGCTCCGCTTACAGCAACGTTTGCTCCATTTGCTCCCTTGACTGCCATCTGAACGTGCGTACCGTTGAGTGGATCAGGTGTGAATGAAACTGTTGCACCGTTGTACACGAAGTTACCACGCTTGTTGAGGCGGCGGAGGTTGAGTACGTTCGATCCACCTTGGAATGACTCACCCCATGCAGATGTGTTTGATAGACCACCGAAGAGAGCGATGCTGTCAACTGCAAGGAGGTCTGCAGCTGCGTTTGCAGATGTGAAGACCGATGCAGAGACGTAAAGGAATGAAACGTCACCACTATTGTTTGTAACAAAGTTCTCGACCTGTGGATCGAAGTCAAGGTAACGAGCGTTGCTTCCGCTGAAGTCAGTGGCTGCTGCTACTTCGTGACCTGCCAACCAAGTATCAGCAGCTGAACCTGCCCAGGCTCCGAGAGCGACTTCAGCTGTTGTCATTGTGGCTGATGTTGTTGATCCTGTGACCTTAGAGTAGCTTGTTCCAACGAGATCATACATACCACCGGCTGCGAGAGATCCGCTCTGGACTCCTTTGCCTGTGGGGTTATTGTAGATAGACTGTCCTCTCGTGAAGACAGCGTCGCCGGATGCAGGTGTTCCTACGTTCGTACCATATGTGTAATCGAGGTAGAAGATGAGTCCTGAGGGGAGGCTCATTGGCTGGATCGAGACTAGCTCGTTTGAAACGAGTCCGCCGAACACTCTACGAACGATTGGGAATGCAATGTTCGTGAATCCCTGGATCTGTCCGCTGGATGTGACGTTGCCGCCGCCTGTTGAAAGGCTGTTGCTCTCTTTGAGGACCTGTGCTGCCTGATTCTCAAGGAGCTGTGCCATTACTTCGCGACGCGTTCCATCGAGGCCGCGGAGGAGGCCTGTGCGGCTCCACTTCTCTGTAAGACGGGCACGCTCGGCGCCGACGTGGCGCTCTTTGATGCCCTGTGCAAGCTGATCAATTGTAAAAGATTTCATTTATATTCTCCTATGAACAAAATTGGTTTAATTATAACGAATTATCTCGAGGTCACTTAGCTATACCTGCGAGTTTTGCCCAACGCTCTGCCTCAAAACCTTCGTTGAGTGTTTGTGCTGAGGCCGAACGTGTCGCCTGTGAAGAAGATCCAAGAACGCGACCTTCTGTCACAGTCTTACGAGGCGTTGCCAATGTCTTGGCAAGGCTTTCGTATACAAGCTTCACTTCACGAAGCGTTTTTGCTTCATCTAACTGCTCAATGACCTGCGATTTCTGACGCGCGGTGAGAGCTTCTGACTGCAGCAATTTGTTTGTGAACATGAGCTTAGCGTTGAGCAGATTCGTTTCTGCCAACTTGTTGCGGAGCTGTGAATCACCTGAGCTCGCGGCAGGTTTTGCGACGTTATTTGAACTACGCACTGTGCGGAGGGCCTCTGAAAGGTCTCCTGAAAGTTTGTTAAAACGTTTAACTGATTCATTGTAACGTTTTGCAAAGTTTGTGTATGCTTGCTTGAAGTTAACGCCAGATGCGTTGATTTCTTTTCTTTCAGCTAGCGTTTTTGCTTTTGAGAACTTTACTTTTGCTGCTTCGTAGAGGCGAGCGGCTGTTCTAGCCTTGTTCTTTAATACCTCTTGAAGTTTAAGTTCTTTGGCCATGCTACGACGAAGAGATTCGCACTTGGCTGCTTCATCTTTCTCTTCTTCTTTTTCATTCATACCTGGTGAATCGCCTTGCTTTTTTGTTTGTGAATATTCTTCACGACGCTTCACTGCTGCAGGTGATGAATCTGTTCTGTCCCCTGCTTCTTCCATGTCAAGCTCTAAAGCGAGTTCATCAAGTTCATTTGCATGAGCTTCTTCTTTTTCTTCTGCTTCGTCTGTTTCTTCAGCTTCTTCTTTTTCTTCTGCTTCGTCTGTTTCAGAAAGAGTAAACTCTAGTGGTTCTCCTTCAGAGTCAGCGTCACCAAAATCGTCGAATTCATCGGATCCTGGTTTCTCTCCATCGACAGAAGGAACTTTTTCTTCACGAAGCGTTCTCATACGAGCAATTTCGCGACGTAGCATGTTCTCATCAATTTCGACGATAACATTGTCAGAAAGCTTACGAGATTCCATCTTGGAATCCATGCTTCCTTCTAGGTCAAGCTCTTCTTCTTCCGAGTCTTCTTCCTCTCCACCTTCTGCAGCTTCTTCTTCGTCGCCGCCAAGGTCGAGTTCTTCCTCACCTGATTCTTCCTCATCGCCTTCTTCACTCTCTTCGCCTCCGGAGACCAAATTGACTCCAAGGCTTTCGAGATCGAGGTCGTCAGGAAGGCCTGTCAATTCCAGGCTAATTGTTTCTTCATTTAAACGACTATTTCTCTTCTTCATTTTAATCTCCTGAAGCTTTTCAATTTTTTTCAAACAGTTTTGTAATTTAAGGTTATATCCTAGCTTTTGTGCAGGACTATCAGCATTTTCGTTAATAAAATCATACATTGTGCTGACCAATGTCGATAGTTCATTTACCTTATCGGTAAAAATCTCAGAGTTTTTTTCGTTCAACTCGATAGAAAGTAACTTGTTTGCTGACTCAGAAACATAACGTAACTTTCTATCGATTGCGGGTAACACGTTACCATTAAACTCAAAATTTTCTTCTACGCTAGAATCCTCTTCGGAATCAGCTTCTTTTGCTGGTTCTTCCAACGTTTCGACAACTTCTTCTTCTACGGCTTCAGGTACGTGAGATTTGTTGTCTTCAGGTTCATCGGTCAAAATCTTGCTGTCTTTTTCTTCGACTTCTTCAGCTGATTCTCCCAATAGTTCTTTTTCAATCAGCTCACGAATGCGAGGCGCGACGGCTTCGATAACTGCTCTTTTAGCATTATCTTCTGCAATTTCTTTTAGCTTTTTAACATCTGCTATTGCTTCTTCGTAGAGCTGCTTTGACATTTCAAAAATTCTCCGTAATTCAAATATTAGGTTGTTGAGTCAGACGATCCCATTTTTGGTTTATTTCCTAAAACGAGAGCCGCAATTTTCTTTGCATGCTCTGCAGGAGATCTTGTACCTGTTGAAGGTCCACCTGGAACATACGACGGTTTGATATCTGTTGCCTTAATTCCTGGATCAGAATTCTTATCAGTACCATCCGTTTTTCCAGGACCAGGCGAAGATAAATCGGGGGTAAATGAGTTAGCAGGATCACCTGGATTTTTCCAGGCACCATCAGCACCTGCTAGAATGTTTGGCGCTTCGCCATAATTTAAATTTACGCCGGGACCGAAGAACGCATCTCCTGGTTGCGTGACAGGCATCAAATACTGATTTCCAGCGTTTACAACTAATTCTCTATAATCTTTTTCTTTTCCAACGAAGTTGCTCGTCGGAGATGCAGGAAACAACTTGCCCAAAAGTAAATTTTTTTCATTGGACTCTGGCGCGTAAACTGTATATTTTCCTTGTCCAGGCATAGCGTTTCTCCTTACTAATTGAGGTTAAGATTTCATTTTTTGCGAAGTAAAGTCGTCTTTAATTCGCGTATTTTTTCCAAGCGCTTGGTCAATCTAGCTTCTTCTAGCCCAAGTGCCTTATAATAATTAAACTGATTCTCTAAAGAATCTGCAAATTCATCAGCGTCAACTTCATCTGCTTCTTTAGCGGCATCTTTTGTGCTCTTTTCGGCTTTAAATTTTGCCATTTCTTCAAGAACAATTTTTTTAAGTAAAGATGAAGTTAATTTCATAATTGCATTTCCTTTTCTAGAAATATAATGCTAATTATTACACTCTAGACAAAACGATTAAAATTTCTTTGGAGTGTCAGCAAAAGCTAAGGCAGCCCATTTTGAAGCTGCCTCGTCACCGAATATATCTTCTGGTGCATTTGAGGCTACTATGTTCTCAATTGTTCCAACGGGTGCTGCTACATTTTTATTGCTTTCATTCATTAGCATATTAGGCAAAGTTGTAGAAGCAGTATCTGCAAGAATGGCTGCAAGGACAGGATCTCCTTTAGATTCTGCCTTTATTACGTCATTCAATCTAGATCTTGATAAAAGCTCATGCTGATTGTTCGAAGAATACTTGATATGATCTCTTGAAGATTTATTGTTTAATCTAGGATGCGAACGTTTGGTAATTTCTTCTTTTAGTCTTTCAGGACTTCCCATTCCTTCAGCCAATATTTCGACCAAACACTCTTTTATAATTTGCTTTAATTCTGTTCTAGATAACTTCATATAAGTCTTTAAATTACTATCGATTATAAAAGTATTTCAAGTTTTAGAAACCAATATATCATTTATTATTCTGTTAATCCTATCGGATTGATCGAATATTGTTTTTAACTCGGCTGGATTTAATGACTTTCCCTCTGCCATCATGAAAGCTCCTGGTGTTGAAGGTTCTGAGACGTAGTCCCAACATATTAGCTGGAAATCATCTTGCACAACCTGATAATCTCCTTGCCTTTTTGTAGAACCAACACCTCTTGAAGAAATTCCTAATTTCACTCCACTTTCGACCAGAGATTGTAATATCTTTCCAGAAGGAGTATCTAATATCTCTACAGAACCATAAACAACGTCACCCTCTAGATAAGCTTCTTTAACTATGTGAGAAACATTTTTTAAATTTACGACAGAAGAATCAGGATGGTCTAACTCACCAAGAGCTCTATTTTCTGCTATAAATTTTTGATAGTTTCTTATTTCTCTTTCTAGTATGCTTCTAGGGTAGATTCTACCATTCTGATTCAAGGTATCAGATTTTTGTAAAATTCCTCGCATGACAATCTTCCCGTTATTTTTTTCACGAGACTCTTTTATCATGTCTGTCGTGTAATCGAAAATTTCGTATGAATTAAGTAATTTTAATTCAGACATCTGATCCTCCTGATGTTAGCTCGTCAACAAGCTTTGCATATAACATGTATTCAGAAACAGTAGAATCATCAACTGTATTTACTGACTCTGATAATTTTGATTTGACTTCTACTAGTTTAGTTTTCAAATATGATGAAGCCTTTTCAGACGTCATATAATCGTTTATCGATTCTAATAACTTTTCTTTTATTTCTTGCATCTTTTTGAAGATGGTAGAATTGTCATCATTTGCGGCAGAAAAAGCGTAGGCTTTTATTAAAGCTTTTTGATCAGATGATAAAGCTCCATCGTATTTTTCGCTTAGTTTTTTCATCATTACCTTCATTAGAAGGCGATTCGTACCAACGGAATTTTCATTAACTTTCTGTTCGTTAACTTCTTCTTTTTTAGTCAGAAGCCAATTTAGCAGCTGATCTTCATATTCTGCAAGCTTTTGTAGATTAGGCTCTTTTGATCTCCAGCCGTTTATAAGATTTTGTATTGTTGCAAACATCTTATATTCGTTGACATGTTGATCGTAGAAGTTTTCATCTTGAAGCTGATGGTTAATATTTCTAATGAGGATAGATTTTTCTTTTTCTAATTCCTGCAAATTATGCGTTCTACAAACATTTTTTGCTTCATTGATGATAGATGCAGCAACTGATTCCGATCCGACTGTCGTTTTCATCAAAGCATTAATGAGCCTAAATTCTTTGTAAATTTCAGAACCTGGTTTAAAACTTTGTTTTATTATTTTTAATGCTTTAGAAGACTTTTGCTTGTCATTTTCTACTAAAGAGCTTGAAATAGTTCTTATTAAGAACTCGTATAGCAAACCAGAATTTCTTTTTTTATTGTGTGAGGATGACATTTTGGTCAATTCCTTTCGAGAATTTATTGTTTCTTATTGCAAATAGATATAACGATTATTCTTCAATCTCAATGTCAAGCTCTTCTTGATTCATTAAAGAAGTATTTTCTGATAAAATTTCATTTGTTTTATTTTGAATTCCTAAAGAAATTGACATTTTTTTCAATGAAGACATTACGTCAGGTGGTAAGCTTGTCATAGAATAATTTTTTTTCTGAGATGACTCATTCATACCTAGCGGATCTCTAAATTGATTCCTAAGCCATTTGGTGTCGTAAGGATCATCTAGAGTTTGTTGCTTCGTTATCATATCAGAAAAGTTAGGTTCATGAAGTTGATGTTTCTTTCTTCTAGAACTATCATATTGAGCTTTTTTCGCACTGTAGGGTGCCTTTTTGTATCTAGCATTTTTCTTGACTGGCAGTTTGTCTTTTTCATAAAGATTTGCTGAAGAAAAATCTGGTTCGTCTATTGATAATAAAAGTTTGGATCCTGGTTCGGCATCATCAGCAGGTTCATCTCCTGCAAATAGATCTTCTGTTCCACCAGCAGCTTCCTCTTCACCTTCTCCACCTTCTTCACCGCCCTCTTCTTCTCCGCCAAGAGGTTCGCTGCTTGAAGATTCGCCACCTTCTTCTGGTTTTGCAGACTCTATCTCTGCGTCAGTCAGTTTTTCTTGTTTACGCTGGTCGTTTATGACAGAAATTTGTTCGTCATTTAAGCCCCAAATTTCTTTTTGGATAAACTGTTTACTGCCCATACCTTCTGGCAGTGCTCCTCCGATCTCAAACTTAGTTCTCCATAGTTCTAGCTTTTGCTGTTGAGCGACAGTTGATGGATTGGACAAACGAAGAGTAAAATTTTGTAAATCTTCATTATCAAATCCGTGAGAGTATAAGTGGATGATTGCTAACTTATTGAGTTCAGACAATAAAGTCTTTTGAATAACATTGATGGTTCTAGAGAAGCGAATGTCTTCTTGTGCGAGGGTTGCTTTAGATGAAAGCATTTCATCGTAACCCAAATAGGCTCTTGGTATCTTCAATGCAGCAAATAATTTTTTCTGAATGTAAGCGACGTCTTCTACTGAAGCAGCATTTTGCCCACCAGCAAGAGTGTCTATCTTCGTTCCGCTTTCACCACCTCTGATGGGTATGAAATAATCATCTTCTACGCTAAGAGGAGAATATCTCAGGTCAACGCGGCCAGTGTTCCTGTCGATAACTTGATTAGTTCGAAGATTCTTCCTTTGTTCCTCGACATACATCGGAACGTTTTCAGCTGGAATGTTTGCGACGTCGATATAAAAGACTCTTCTTTCTGGAGCACGCACGACTCTATAAACCAGCATCGCATCTTCTAGAAGTATCAATTGTCTCCAAATGCGGCGGGCGGCTTCAATAACAGAAGATCCATAAGGTAAAAACATATCATTTCCGATATAACGAAAATGCGTAATTTCCCAGTTTTCTAAAGTTCTGTTTCCCATTGTAGTCCATCTGTATCTTACAGCAAATGGATCTTCTCTGTCGTAATTTTCTTCTCTCTCTATTTCATTTACAGGTATAGGAAAAGCATTAATCACTCCTTGTGTGGGAGATACGTCATTGTAAAGAAAAAAATCTCCATACTTCACAAGGTTTCTGGCCCAAGACCTTAAGTTAAATTCTACGTTAAGAGTATTATAGAATAAATCTTCTAATATTTCCTTGATCTTTTCATTGTCAGAATACACATGTAATACTCTGCCTTTTTCATCTTGAGCGCAAGTTTCATCTGCATAGATGTCAAGAGCCGCCGCAATTTCAGGTGTATACTCCATCTCAGCAAAGTCTTGATACCTCATCAGTCTTTCTGATAAGTTGTAAGAGTTTGCAGTTATTGTTGAATAAGTTGGAGAAACTGAACGTTGAAATAACAACGCAGCAGATGATTTAGTTTTATCAGATACCGCTATGGTTGTGTCTAACGTTCTGATCTTACGTTTAACGACAGGTCCGCTTTTAAACAGGCGAGTTAAACGTTGAAATAGACTTTTGTTATTTTCTTCTTTAGACACGATATTACGACCCTACGTATCAATATATCTACGTAGAGCTACAATGGGCAAAAAAACTTCAATCTTTTACTGGCTTCAACGTAACTTTTTGAGAAATTTTTTGTTTCTTCAAATCAGTCACGTAGCTCATTGGATTTTGCATCATCAGTTCTAAAACATCTTTTACTTTTTTAAGATGCGGAGTTAAAGCATTGACTGCTGCAGGAGGAACTTCGTTTTCAAATTCACTAATTTCTTCGTACAAATCAGCGACAGAAGAGAACAACGCTTTTGCTTCGGCTGAATTCATATTTTCAACAATATTCGTTCGTTGAATCGTTATCTCATCTTGCAGCGTTTTTGAATTTAACTTTTTAGACATTTTGAACCTGGTTTATACGCTATATTTATTACTTAATCACCGATATAACCAAGATAAATCCGTCATTGACGGATCTGAATTGGCATTAACGTGTTTTACCTGCGAAGGCTCTCTCAGTTTATAGACATTCTGCGGGTTAATTCCATTGGCAGCTCGAAGAGTAGGACTTATGTAGGGTTGAGCTGAGTTAGGACCATTGGGAATATCGTTCAGCTCAACCCTAGATATTCCTGTAGATTTAAGCATTGCATATGCCATCGCCATTGCTGATTCATTAGAACCGCTACCATCTTCTACTAGCCAAGCTCCGATTGCTAGACTCATGATTAAATCATCATGACTATCCTTAGAAGCCATTGGTTTGTTATTGTTCCAAACAAAGGCCTGTAATTGATCGTATAACCTTTGTGAATGACACTTCAACGTTTTATTTCTAATTAATTCTTCTAACTTTGTGAGGACTTGTACCCTTGTCTTTTGGTTAGTAGGGAATCCTGGTAGTTCTGATTGATCTGTGGGAATATAGGAGAAAGGATCTCCTTTATGATTATGATAGTATAGCTTAGCGTATCCTGAATCTCTTAGTTTAACATTGACGAAATATCCGAAGGTGTTATTTTCAGGACATATGAATGCGTTATTGTATTTTTTCCCCCATTCAGACAACATGTCAGCAAATTTTTCAGGAGGTATTTTACCCATGTATTCGGCTACAACTTCACAATTAGATTGATCGATCACATGAAAAGCCGAATAATCAGAAGCGTCGCCACGAGCGACGTCGGCTGATATAACATAGTTTTTATCTAGAGAAGGATGATCCCAAACCCAAACATTTCTATCGAATCCAGATTTTTCTACTGGTGGGAGTATTTGCGATCTAAATTCTTCCAGATCTTCCGACTGCAGGAACGTGTCACCTGATGTGATAAAATCGCAAAGGTATTCTTGGCTTACTTTTCTTTTAGGTAGATTTCTAGTTTCTTTTATGAACCAAGCTTCATCATGTTCTGGATGTACTGTCCAGGGTAATCGAATTGGATTGAACTCATTAGTTCCAGCTTCTGCCTCTACCCAAAGTCTATAATACAGACCACCTACACCATTTGGTGAGGATATGAGTATTGCGTTACCACCCGTCGTTAGTGTTGGGTAAAGACCAGTCCAGATTGTATCAAAGTCTCTAATGAATGCACACTCGTCTACTATTAATAGAGACAAAGCTTCTGAACGCCCGGCGTCTTCAGAAGTAGGAACCGCTTTTATTTGTGAACCATTACTGAAAGAAATTTGTTGTTTAGACGGTTCAAATTTTGGCATTAAAAGCCACTTTGGTAAAGATTGTAGCATAACAGCTACTTTCTTTATGAAGTTTTGAGCAGTAGCAAGTTTTGTTGCAATTACTAAAACATTCTTGTCTTTATAAAAGATAGCTAGCCATGTTGCATATGCAGCAGACACGGTCGATAATCCTAACTGCCTTGATTTTAATACTATATTGAAACGATTTTTTTGGAAATTCTCCAAGCAATCTTCTTGAAACTGATACAACTCAAAAGGTATCGTTCCCTTCAAGGGATGCTGGATTTTTGCATAGTTTTTAATGAAATACGCAGGGTCTTTGCCGCAGCGTATGATTTCATTAATTTGTTGTTGTTTCGTTAAATTTTTTTCAGCCATCAAGCTAACTCAAATATGCATTTTCTTCTATACAACGCAGTTCTTTTTGGATTATGAACATTCATTCCAATTATTTCTACAGTTTCAGTAGCAGAAATTTCTTTTAATTTTAATGCCTTACCAGCTTTATCTTTGTAGTTGCTCTTTACGTTATCAACAATACTTTTGATATTGCTAACAGATTGCTCAGACTCTAGTAATTTGACTCTAAGCATTTCTCTTTCAGATGCAAAATTAACGATTGTTTGGTAATTTAAAACCAGTTGATTTTGACCTGCTAGGCTCATTTTTACAGAAAATCCGCTTACATTAGGTACTGGTTTTGAGGATCTTCCCCATGAAGTATCTATTGCTTCTCCTAATGCGCTGAGATCTATATCTGCCATTTTGTATCCTCTACTTTAAAACTAAAAACCATAAGTATGCGTTTCCTTTGAATTAGAGATTTATCGATACATTTATCTCTTTTTTACCAAATTTCTTTTCTATTTCTAGCTTATCAGGACGCCATCCAATTTTCCATTTTTCTTGATTAGGTCGTGCCCAAAAAACCTCACAAGATTCGCAACAATTAAAATTCTTAAAAGATTTTTCGTCTTCAGACGTTCTCATTAAATAATCGCAAACTGGACATGACGTCGGTATCATGTCACTTTCATCATGATCGTCTGGTTTTATGAAAAACCATCCTTCGAACTTTTTTATTAGTCTATTGTTCAAGTAGGGTTGCCACGTCATACAACTATAACCTTTGATTCTTTTTCTTGCTTCGTGATTTCTAAGATATGATCCGCTATATCTTTAATTCCATCCACGTGCGTAATCACTAATACAATTCTAAAATACTTTTTCAAGCTAGTTAAAAGCCTACTGCAAGCTTCCACTCCAGATTCGTCCAAAGTTCCAAAACCTTCATCTATTATGAACATATCAGATTTAGGTAGCGTAGAAACATTGATTAATGCAATGCGTAACGCGATTGAAGCTATCGTCTTTTCCATACCGGAACATAATTCGATTATTCTTCTTGAATCTCCGTAGTTGATGTAAATTTCAGTAGAATCAAGTTCTTCATCATTTTCTAGCTCTATTGTGAAATCAACTATACCTTGTAAGATTTTGCAAATCTCAGCGTTGATAACTGGTAATTGCGTTTTTGTAATCATCAACGGCAGCCCTTTCTTAGAAAAGGCGTCACAGATCATTTCAAAAGCTTTCATTTCTTTAATGAGAGCATTTCTTGATTCTTTTTCTGATTTTAACTTCTCTAGATCCGACGTTAGACGTCCATGCTGCTTAGCTAACTCTAACTTTTCATTGTCATGATTCTTAATAACCCTAGACAATTCTTCTATTTTAGATCTTATGTTGACAACTTCGTAGTTTTCATTATTTTTTAAAGCCTCTTGTAGTGAAAGTAATTTTTCTTGGCTGGTTGCTAAATTTTCTACACAAGAATCACATGTCGACTTATTCTTAGCAATTTCTGTTTCTTTTTTAGAAATTTCTAATTTTAAGTTTGATGACAAAGTTAAGGCTTTTTCATGTTTGGTTATTTTAGAGATAATTGAATCTTTATCAAAATCCGCGAACACTTCCAGAGCTTTTTCAAGAGACTTTTTAATAGAAGATTCTTTTTCTTGTTGTTGTTTTATATTTGTCTTGTCTTCATAGGCATTTTTTATGAATTTGCAAGTTGGATATTCATCGTTACAAGGCACTTCTTCTAAGAGTTTCAAAGATTTTTGTTGTCTTTGAAGTATAGAAGATTCTTTTTCTGATGAATGTTTCAAGTCCACGATAGACTTTTCTAAAGATTCAATTGCTGATAATTTCTTTTTTAGTTCAATTACGTTTTCATTATCAATGAATTCAATTACTGTTGATAATTTTGAGTTCAGCGAATCAATTTCTGATTTTAGAGTTTCGATTCTATCGGAACAATCTTTTGCTTGTTTTTCAAGCAAAGAGACTTTTTTCTCTTGTTGTTCAACCTCTATAGATGTGACTGGCTTAAAATCTTTGTAAGAAGACAATTCGGATCGTAGATCATTCAACTCACTTTGAGAAGCTAATATGACGTTACTTAATTCTTCAATTTTTTCGCTTAACTCTTCACGAGTTTCTTCACCTTGCGATTGTAGAAAATCCCAATTTTTCTCCGGATAGTTTTTTAAACGCGATTTAAAACCATTTAATTCTTTGTTAGATATTTCATACATCTTGTCGAAAATGTCTAGATCTAAGAATCTTGATAACAAAGCTCTTCTCTTTGCTGAAGACAAAAGTATGAATGCTCCTGTTTCTCCTTGGGCTGAGAAAGATGTCATCAAAAAATCTTCAGATGATCCTACCAAAGATTTTATCGTTTTTTCTGTATCCGTTCTTTGCTCTCCGCCTAGATCTTCAGCCTCATTATTTTCATCTATCTTGAATAGATTGAGTGCAGTGGAAGCGTTAATTAACCCTTTTTTATTTACGTTCTTTGTAGTTTGCCGTTCTACAACATATGTCGTTCCATTATGATCAAAAATTGACCTAGCTGAACAGTAAGGCTTTCTTACGTTGCAAACGTAAAGATTTTTCATTGCACCTCTATCTGTCGTGTTAAATAGAGAGTACATGATAGTTCCTATTATTGAAGATTTGCCAATTCTGTTTTGGCCAAAAATACCTACAATTCCATTCAATTTGGAGAAATTAATTTCGTTGTCTTCGCCATAAGCAAAAACGTTATCCCACTTCATATGTTTTAAAGACCAAGAAGAACCTCTGGCCAAATCATCGGTGGTTGTTACTAATGATAGATATTTTTTTATCTCATTTTCTACTACCGCCCAATCAACATCAACGTACTTGTTTTCTTTGCAGTACGTTCTTAATAACGACATGATAGTATCATTCGAACGTAAGTTCTTTTTCTCAAGAACGGCTTCCTTAGTAGAAATCTTACTGATCTCAGGTTTATATTCCAGTTTAAATGTCACCTCAGTGGCGTTCATTTCTGATCTTAAGTGATCAGTGATAATTTGAACATCACCTTGTGAGATTGGCAAAACTGAACGTATTCTAAATCTAGATTGTTTTGGATACTTTGAAATCTGCGATAGCAATTCATCGTGTGATCCTGACCAATCTAGAGTAACATAGGGTTTAGGATTAGGAAGTTTATAAAAGTTTACGTCCCAATCTTTGGAACTCTGTATTTTCCATAACAAATAACCATGTTCTATCTCTTCTGCGTAATTTTGCTGAATAGGGGTTCCTGGAAAGCCTATCCAAGGTTTTCCTTCACGATAAGCTAGCATTTGACGCTTATGAATGTCTCCTAAAAACGCAAAATCATATCCATCAAAAAAATCTACAGTTATTCCTTCTTCAATATCCCATCCTGATTCGGTGACAGATCCTTTAACTTGTCCATGGTAACAAGCTATATTAATTTTTTCGCTTTGCGGCTTTACTAAATTCCAATTTTCTTCATCAAATAAGCTAAAAATGCACCAATTATACCCAGGATGAAATTCATACACCCCACTCTTCTTGTACAGATGAACTCTGGGGTTATTTAAGGCCGCGACGATTGGTGACACTGCATCTTGTCGAGTGAGATTCACTAAATTTCCATCATGATTTCCTAATGTGAGGTGAACTTGAGCAATTTTTGACATCGAATCAAGCCACCACGTAAGCTGTTCGATGTATTCAGGAGAAATTCCTGAAACTTTTGTGTGAAAGATATCACCTCCCACAAAGATGTGATCGACTTCTTTACTTTTACAGTCTTCGATAAATTTTGAGAAAATTTCTCGGTATTCGTCGTGACGGCTTAAACCTCGCCAATGAATGTCTGCAATGTGAGCAATTCTTAGCATTTGTAATAAACTAATGTTTTTAGTATGGGTGTTCAAAGTTTAAAGCTGGTAGTCATCGCTTTTGACAACTTATTAATGAATAAATCATTCCAACTAAGTGGGCGAGCTTCCGATAATGCTGAATTAAATTCTGATTTGTTCATGCTACCAGGATCTCCCCATGGCCTAACATCGACAACAACAACGTCAACGTCATATTCTTGCAATTTCTTTACAATTTTAGGAGTCTTTTTGTTCCACATGTCTCCATCTAAAGCTAAAGCTATAGGTGTGTTATACAACAAAATCTTATTAAAGATCTCGTGACGTTCGTCTAAATCTGACCCTAAAATTGCTGTTGAATTATCAGGACACTTTACCAGATCAAATGCTCCTTCGACCAAAACGAGACGCTTTTTCCAATCAATATTTATTTCATTGAATACAATCGGATTTTTATCAACGTCTGGGTTATCGTATTTAGGTTTTTTATCTTTATCAATAGCTCTAGCTATGAAGTAGTTCAAGCTTCCTGATTCATCGAAAGAAGGCATGATTATTCTACGCTTCCACCTAGGTTCGTCTGAAACGCCTAATTTAAAATACCAAGCATCTCTTTCGTTTAATCCTCTAGAATAGATGTAGCGCCAGGCTGCTTTTACGTCAGGATCCATTTCGTTAGCAAGAGTAATCAACTTAAAATCTTTAGGCAATTCTACCTTAGATATTTCTTCTTTTTGTCCTGTGATTAGCTGAGAAATATCTCCTGCAAAACCAAATAGTTCCTTAAAAATAGAAAGATGAGTTTGCGTACCAAATTTTCTTATAAGCGGGATTATGGTCCTTGCTTTCCATCCACAAACCCAACAGTGATTTGCTGAAGTGTCTGTTCTAATAGAGAGTTTCTTTTTTGTTAGATCTGTTGGCGCGCATACAGGACAACGAACATCGAAGTTGATGCCATTAGATGATATGCGCCCTTTACCGAAGATAGATTCGAAAAAATTAATGCTATCGGAGACCGAACGAATGGCCACGATAGCATCGTAACATCAGAATATTACGTTGTTCACATGAGGCTCGCGGCCCGAGCGATGACGTACGCGTCTGTGGCATCTCGACTCCAATCGGCTGGTTCTCCATTTTTCTTTTTTGGCCAATCTATATGGCTTAAGTCGTGTTCTGACATGTATTTAAACACTTGCTCTTTCCCGGACATGCCAGCTTTTGACGTTTTTTGCATCTTTATTCCACATGATTTTCTGGCTGAAGCGGAAGAAATGTACTCAGGATCTACTCCAAAAATTTCTCTTGAAATGTAAGAAACAATCCCGTTAAATCTCATTAGAGTTGTAATAGTTGCGGCTGAAGACATACCTGTTCTGAATCCCAACAAGGGTTCTTCCAACGCTACTCGATATGTTCCTGGGTATTTTTGAGATAGCTTATGTAGTTCTGTGCTTGTCACATCTGCTTTTTCCCAAAACGTTTTACACTTTTTAAATTCTATGCGGTCAAGATGAAGGATGTGAGATCCTTTGTCGTCAGGAAGAGTTCCTGAATCAAGTACGCAAATTCCCGTGACAGATGTAGAGACGTCCAATCCGAAAATTATTTTTGACACATCACAAATTATTGTATGCAAAATTTTAGTAAACAGCTTGACAAAACGTAACAATGACGCGTGGGATGATCTAAGATTATTTAAATTAAATCACGCCTAGTTGCTTTAACTCTATTTCCGTAAGCATCAGGAAAGTCATTCCATGATCATGGCACCACAGCTTTGCTGCCTCTGACTTCTTTTTGACGTTAACGGAATCTAATTTCCTTTTTTGTTTTATCTCTATGACGAATTTGGTGCCATTTTTTAGCTCTACGTAAAAATCAGGGTAGTATTTTCTTATTTTACCCGTTGACTTGTTTGAGACGTATTCAATGATTAATTTTTCGTAAGACCAAGAAGCCACTTCAGAGTGGACATCCAAAAACATCATATATTTTTGTTCCCAACCACTTCTAAACTTGCATTCACCTGCAATAGGTGATACGTGAGTGCCTCTTTGGTAGCGCGATTTTTTATTTCTTCTTTTTTTCTTCGTTTTTTTACCAATCATACTTTACTTTGAATGCAATCTTGTCCGTATGCCTCTTCATAATTGGCTGAGCCAATTGAGTTTTCATTACCACGTTTAGATTATCATCATGAAAGTTTATTCCTGTTATGTAAACGAACTTTGAATCGTACTCATTAGGTCGTAACGTGGACGGAATATTTTCGTAAGTAGGGTTAGAAGAAGAATTTAGAAGATTCGCTGGTGCCACCACCTCAAATCTTAGAGTGTGAATGTTCTGTTCACCTTTAAAAGACATTTCAAACTGATCTTTACCGAAGAAGTACAAATGAGGATTTTTTATAGCTATTATTCCTTCATTATAAAAAATGGTTCCAACTGCATTCCACTGGCAATGTTTAGTTTCTGAATCAGCTCTGTATAAGGTTCCGTTACCATTGTCTTTGATCTTGATTTTAACGGCTCCTCCGGATCCTGTTAATGCGTTGTCATAAAGAGTGAAACTTCCTGGAACTATGTTTAATCCATAATACAAATTGCTGACATCAAAGAAAGTTACTTGATTAGAACTATTATCTTTGGTTCTTATGACGTCTGATGCTGGGAAATTACGTTGAATCGCCCGGGCTGCGATATAGTTCGTCAAATTAAAAGTTTGATTTTGGTATGCAGCTATAGAACTTCCTATAGTAGGTGATACAGGATTTTCTGGTGTTACTACGATTAAACTTTTTATTTTTTGTTCAGAATCATCGGCATTAAAATATTGAGACTTTGTCTCAATTAAATTATTAAGGCTTATGAATCCAGGAGAGAAAGAGTAATAATCATCTAACCTAGTTGTGTCAAATTCTTCTTTGTTTAAGATGTCATAATTAGGATAAAAACTACCGTCGTCACAAGGAAGTATCAATAGATTTCTTTTTCTGTTAGATGGAACATCGTAAATATAATCGTCAGCTTTTCTAGTTTGACCTGGTGTTATCGTGGGCCAACTGTATTCATAATTTATTTGTCTAGGTAGATTGTTAGTAGCAAAATCTTTTAAAAAATTTTCAACATTTATCAAGTGTCCATTTGATCCAAAAGCAAGCTGCGTATTAAAAGGAGTGCTTGTTGTGCCTGAATTTATGTTGTTTATTCTCCAAGGAACTTCACTTCTTATTGCGGTTTTTTCTACAAAAAATGGTGGAAGATAAAATGCTGTTGATCCTAGAGCTCTATCATCAGGACCATAAGAACTAGATGCTATTATTTCTGCATCTGTAATATAGTAATTTTTAATACATAAATTATGTAATTCGGCTTGAAGAGGGTGGTTTAAATTTGAATTTAGAGGCCAAATTGAATCAACCGTATTATCAGGATCTAATTCATATGTTCCCCATTTTTGTTTTGCTAATCTAGTAAAAAATTTCTTTTGTTGATTTGCTCCAACGTTGGCACCTTCGAAAAAATTTCCTATTAATAATGCATCAGGATTACTGGAATTTTTAAATATTTTTGGAGAGATTGTGCCTGAAGGCAATGAAAAATTGCCCTTATTGACTCCGTCAATAATGAAAGAGCCAGTTCCATTATTTACAAATTCTCCTCCCCAGCGGATAACAGCGTGATGCCAATTGTTCCATGTCAAAGCATTATCATCAGACAAGAAAGTTAAATTATTGGGATAACCTCCAGATGCGGCCTGCGAAGGTAGCGCGTCAGCACTATGACTTAGCTGTAACATCAATCGAAATCCAACAGGCAATCCGTTAAAATCTTTTTTAGATCCTGTTATCAACGAGACAGCGTAAGAAGAGGATAGATGAAAAATCGTGCCAGCCTTGAAATGGCCTTTTTCTAAAGAGTTGTATTTCGGATTTATGTGAAAATCAAAAGAAAAATTGTTGTGTATGGTGTAAACTCCCGACACATGATCAGGATACGAAGCAGCCCAGCGCCCGTCATCATAGTTTGGATAAACTAACGCTGTTCTATTGTCATAACCTAAGGTCGTAGTTGATGAAGAGAAAAAATTAAGCGAATGATAGTTACAATAACCCCAGTGGGCAGACGGATATGCGCTTTTGTAGTAAGTGGATAGATTGTTTTTTATTATGGATTTTCTTAAGTAATTCTTAGAAAAATACGTATAGTTAGGAAGAGCGCCTTCCACTGATCCGCTGACTGGTGTGGGAGTGAACCTAATGATGTCTAATTTTTTTTGCTTCTTTGCAGATACACTTTGATTCTTTACATCTACATCCAAATAATCTTTTAGATTATTTAAAACATTATTATTGTTTGCATTTTTTACGGCATTTTTGATGCCGTTTATCGAAATTTCAATGTCTTTATCATTGAATGTGCTCTCTAAAAATCCCTCTAGGGGCCTTAACTCTTTTTCAATAGAAGAACGTCTTTGAAAAATATGTAAAGAACCAGTTACCCCTGAAGAACTAGACGAATAAAAACGAGATGGATTCGTCGCGACAGTAACAGCCTGAAAATCTAACTGGTTTATCTTGAATATCGACATTAAAATTCTTCATTATCTTACGATATCAGAAATCAAGTCTAACTCTGAACGTCAAATCTCTTTCAGGACTTTTTTCTACAGGCCTACTAAGTTTAGCTACAGCTAACAGGTTGTCATTGGCGTCATAGAGTCCAATTGATGTGATGAAAGAAAACGTTTGTTGCGTAGTTTCTTCTCCTGGATCTATTACCGCTATTCTATTGTTATCATCAGTAAAAGTAGGATTAGAAGAATAATTGAACTCATCTGCACCGGCTCTACAGAAAATCAAGGTGCTATTAATGTTGGTCGTATTTTGGAAAGTTATAGCAGTTAGAGATCCTGAGCTAAATCTAGTAGAACAAATGTGATCTACGATGTTGTCAATTGATGCAGAAACTATAAAGTCAGGCACGAGTTTTGAGAAACCAGCCGTTTCAGTTCCAGGACCACCCAAGATTGTCAGTCCTGTGGGAGTCATTGCATCGATATTTCCAGACATGAACTGGCTTGCTGATGTTATCTTTTCAAGATCCATGACAGCTATTCCTCTGTCATAGAACAACAATCCTACCGTCCTTGAAGTATCTGCGGCATCTACTATATTACCCAACTGTCCACCAAATTCAGTTATTTGGTTAGTCGATGCTCCAATGTCTGTGTAGATAGACATCCCTGTTTCAGAAGTTAGATAGATGTTCGGTTTATCCACTCCCCCATCATATCTGCTCAAAGATGCAGATTGATAAAATCTCATAGCGAATGAATCACGTTTTATAGCGTCTCTTGCAAACAAACGTTTAAATGCAATGAAGAATGCTGCATCAATTTTATCATTTGCGCTCTGGGAACCGTATGGCGCGACGAATTGCCTATCAGCATCGCCTAAAAGAAGTTGAGAAAATTGTCTGTAGTTATCCAACTTTTCACGCATCATCAAAGAAGAAGATGGGAAAATTTCTTTACCAGCAGAATCTACAGAAGACAATGAAGAAGAAGTGATATCAGAAGACGGGAAGATACCAATGGTACAATCAAACACAGGGTTGGCCGTTTGTAACGTAAAGTCTTGATCATACACTGTTTGGAACAATGAGGATGTTATTCCAGGGCCCATTCCTCCTGTTACGAAAACTTGGTATTTTCTGCGTGAGGTTGATCCACTGACATCTTCCTGAATTACGTCAATAAGCTGACTGAGGAATGATCTAGCTGTTTTTATATCTGCTGGTTCTAGTGCTTTGTATGTTGCCATTTGTCAGTTTACCAATCTTATAATTTGTAAGATATCAAGTCGCTTGTTTTATGTCGACAGCAATGTCTTTAACAACTCCAGAATTTACGCCTGTAACTCTTACGTAAGTTTTTATCGTATTTTTTGTGGTTCCGGTTCCATACACATCAAACAAAGTAGTTGTTAAAGACTTAGCAGAAATTACAAAATCCAATATTGCGCCGCCTGTGGAGCTTGTGTTAGATTTTGGTACCATGTAATAAGCTCTTTGCTGATTATCGATATTGTTAGGAGATGCGTTTGATCCTAATCTAAGAAATATGTTGGGCAAATCTACCATAAAAACTTCATCTCTTAATTCTACGTCTATAGAAGTTTCATTCAGTATGGTTTGCGTTAAAGTAATTCTTGCCTGTGTTTGTTTTCCAATCGCTGTTGACGTATAGATGACGAAAGTATTGCTAGAAAAAGTAGAATCTCCTGTTAGCTCGAACTTCGGTAATCTAATTAAATTAGGATTAGAAACGCTTATTAATTTATACTTTTGAGCATGAGCTTGACTAGTTAATCCTTCAAAGATAGGTGTGTTCTTTTCTATCTTTTCTCTGCCTACAGTTCTGCCATATTTCTTGATAATTTCATAGTTGACTTCATCGTCTCCTAGAGCAAACTTAGCTATAGAAAAGCTTCCATCATTTCTTGATAAAAACTGTCGACCAGTGTCAGTTAACACCGCATCAAGGATAATATTATTAGTGCTGTGGTCTAAAAAGCCCATGTTTTTTCACCTAAATTCTACTTGTAACTATTGGACAAGTAAATTTGTATGACCTAAATTATATTTCGCGATTTCTTTTCTTTACGAGGATTTTATTATTTTTATGTCTAATGCAACATTATCTTGATTGTCTATGTTGATAAAATTTATTTTGTATTTAGTGTTTTCTATCTCTGATTTAAACACTTTTATTTTATTGTTGATAGATTTTTGAACCTCATAGCAATCAGGAGAAAAATATGCATGCAATGTTTTCTTATTAGAAGTTTTCATAGTATCTATAAACAAATCTTCAGCTAAATAAATGTTTGGATATTGTTTAGGAGCTCCTGCAGCAGAAATTGTAGTGATTACAATTTTATTTTTGTAAGCATCAAATCTTACTTTAAATTGTTCAGAATAGTTTGACGTTAAACCGTGAGCATCTATACAAGCTAAAGCGTAGATATATTCAGAATCTTTCATGAATTCATCATCATAATATGACTTTTTTGGTGATGCTGTTTTCTCTATTAAAGCAGGGTTTATCTTGTCTTCTAACAAAGGAAACGTAATATCTGCATCATTGAAATCATACATTTTGATTAATTCGAATGGTTCATCGACGGATTTTCTTCTAAATACTTGAAAATATTTTATATCTAATTGAGAGTTTATAGGAAATGTCCAATATAAGAATAAAGAACCATATTTTCCCGTGTTAGGATAGGGGGCGTTGGTTACAGAATCATATTGCATAGTAAGCGGATTAATTCTGTCATAATTCCACATGAACTTTAATTCTGTAGGTGGAGGAGGACCGATATTTTCGGTAGTTTCAACCACTGTCACCACCGGTCTAGAAGCGATGAGGCTCTTTACAGTTGAAGTGTTATAATTTGCATTATTTACGGCAGAATATTCTACGTCTATTACTGACCTAACGCTGTAAGAATACAGAGTTCCATATCTAACGTTAAAATCAATAAATGAAGTTTTAGAAGGATTTTCTATTTTGATCGTTTCTTTTTGTTTCCTTGAACCATCGGGGAATATTTCTGATTTTTCTATTACATATCCTACCAATCGTACGTCACTATCGGAAACCCCCACGACGTTATCATCTGCTGAAATCACTTCGTAATAATCTACTTTGGTCTTAAATTCATAAGGTGGTAAAAGATTACCTGCTTTTGCCGCGTTTGGTAGTAACGTTTGAAAAGATTTTTGATTCAATGTCAGTGGATTACCAGCTGCATCGATGACTAAAGAATCTATAACGTTATTGCTAATTTGCGTGGACGTATTTAGTTTTTTTAAGCTTTTTAGATAGCTATTTTTTATGACTTCTCCATCTTTATTTCTGAATATCGTTCCTTTGGCTAAGGGTTGACCTGACAAGGGCACCGGAGAATCAGGGTTTACTGGTTCTGCTTCTTTGACTATGGAATTTTTTGAAACAAAATTTGTAGAATCATTAATGCTTGTTACTTTATCTAAAGAAGCGTTGTTAAATTGTAGAGACGTGTAGTAATTTCCTGAAAAATTTTCTTCATTAATTATTTTAGAATTGTAAGTAGAAACGACGCCACCGTTAGCGACTTCAATTTGGATTTTTGTAGGTCTGTTAAAAGATATTTTTACATAACGAGGAAATTTTTCTCTATTTTCTACTAGTTCTGCGTCTGTATAATCATAATTTTTTCTGCCGTTGCCGCCGCCCGCTATAAGATCACTATCAATTCTCAACTTATACTTTAGGCTTTGAAGAACGTCTTTATCTCTGGTCGATTCATCTGTAGTAAAAAAGTTATAGATAAAGTCAGAAGTTAAGTTAGTAACTTCAGGCACGTCTGCAGAGTAAACTAGCCTGGATGGATAAGAAAATACGCTCTTTTGAATAGACCTGCTAGATTGATCACGAGCTGCGGCTGCTTGCTGATTAAAGATTTTTTTTGGTAGAGATTTTCTCATAATTTATTTCAAAGTTTAAATCCAAAATTTTGTCCCGAAATTATCCCTTTAAATGTATCAAATTTCTCTTTTGTGGCAGCTAGATCTTTTATCTTCGGTTGCTTGATGTCTTCTTCAGCCTGTTTATCTGTCGACATCTTAATATATTTTGCGTGCGTTTCTAAGACAGCAAAATAAGAGTACAAAGTTACATCACTTTCGCTTTTATCATTGTCATAATATTCGCTGCCTACTTTTCTTATCTTTCCTAAAGAAATCATTGCCTCAAGTAATTTTCTACCTGTAGAGGTACTCATGGTTGCTGATGTATCAACCTGAAATTCCGGATCGAATATTATGTTGAAGACTCTGTCGAACTTTTTAGGAGCCACTAGTTTTTTAATGAATTCTACGTTGGCTGGAAACATGCTATCCGAAAAATATGTCGCATTTGAAAAACTGTCATCGGGTCCGATGGTTGATTTTTGTAAAGAAAGTAAAGCCTCGGCCTCTGCATTGTCTAGATTAAACGTCGTTTCATTAAGTACTAAACCTGTAGTGATCTTTAAATAATTTTCTAATAAAAAGCTAATAATATGGTTCTCTATTATTTGCG